TCAAATGGCCTTTTTCAGCGGCGAAACGCGGACGGATTCGCGCTGCTTCACGTAGCGCTCCGACATGGCTTGCGAGGTGTGGCCGAGCAGGGCCTGGTAGTCCTGCCCGTGCGACTTCGCATCGGTCGCTGCCTTCGCACGGATGTCGTGGATGTGGACGTCCGGAACGCCTGCCGCGGTGACTGCTTCCTGCCAGTGCTTGTAGAACGCTTGGTAGGCAAGGGGGCGACCGCGGGTGTTCAGGAAAATCGTCAGCCCACTGACCCTGCCGTTCGTGGCCTTCGCCGCGGCTAGCGCTGCTGACAGTGCCGGGGTCAGCTCGAACGTCTGGCGCGCGCCGGTCTTCTGCTGAACGATCGACAGTCCATCCGCGGTGATCTGGTCGCGTCGAAGCGAAAGCACATCCCCGATTCGCAGCCCGGTCAGGTAGGCGATGTCCATCGCCGCACGCACCACCGGAGTGGCACATTCCCGGATCTGAATAAACTCGGCGTCGGAGATGTACCGGGCGCGTCGCTCGAGCTTTCGCTTGCGGATACCCTTTGTCGGGTTACTGTTGGACCACCCCCAGCGCATGGCCTTCTCGAACATCACGCCCATGATGCTGATGCCCTGGTTCGCTGTGGCCGGTTTTGGATGGCGGTCGAGGTATTCGGCAACGTGGCAGGGGAGGATTTCATCCAGCGGCATATGGCCGAACACGGCGACGAGACGCTTTGTCTGCCAGCCGACATTGTGACGCCAGTTGGCCGATGCTTCGCCCAGGCACTCGTCGATGTAGCGTGAGGCGAGCGCGGCAAACGTCCGGTCGGTGCTACTGTTCGCCGTGTTCTCCAGCTCGGCCCATTTCAGTCGTGCCGCGGCGGCATCCGACCCCAGCGGGATCCATTTGCGCGGCACCGTCGACGTGACGTAGTAGAACGCATTGCCTTTGCGCGCCATCCGCGGCGGCAAGTCGCTGTGCGTGCTTCGCTTGCGTCCAACCATTTATGCGAGTGCTCCAAAATTTGGGGTTGCGGGCTGGCGCTGCTGACTCTGGCCGGAAAGCTTGGCCTCGGCAGCCTGGCGCGAAACGCACGGCATGCCGTTCGCGTTGGTCGTGAAGGCGTAGCCGTTTTTTGTCAGCCATTTCACCTGTCTGCTTGCCCTGCGGTAGCCGGTCAGAAGCTGGAGCTCATCTTGTGTGAGGATGAACATGGTTTCGTCCCTCCTGAATATGTGATCGGTTTTGCGTGAAGAACAACAGCCGTCTCCGGCTCTGGCACCGGGCCTGCTGCATGGTACGGCGGCGGGTCATGGCTTCGCTCCGTTTTTGTTCTGCTGGGTCTGCCTCGCCTTGTGCAACTCGAGCATCAGCCGATCGCACAGCATTTCCAGCACAAAGAACGCGCTGAGAGACGCGCCGCAGTCGTCGCACAGCACATAGCCCCCATCGTGGATCATCGTCATGTTCAGGTGCTTGCAGCCGTTCGGCTTCCGGGCCACAGCATGGCGCTTGACCTTCCATTCGCCGAGCTCGACGACATTGGTCATGTCGCGCTCCCGGTGACGCTGGCGATGATGGCGTCGACGTCGATCGAGCGTAGGCGCTGCGAGCAATCGACTGCGGCTGACATGCCTCCGACTGCCCGATCGCCGCTCTTGTCCTTCAAGCCCTTGCCAACAGAGATACATTCGTCGATGGCTTCGCGGCGCACCGCCTCAGCCACCCGGCGCAGCAGGTCGGGCTGCGGGCCGGGGTAGAGCGGGCGCACCTCGGTATGGCTCTTGATCTGCGATGCGACCTCATCCGCAGTCGCTTTCTCAAAATGGACGCTGTACTTCCGCATCTCGCCAATGCCCCAGTACACAACCCACGCCACCGGCTCGCCCGGCACCTGCTCGTGCTGGGCGATGGCGGCAAGGGCGTCATTAGCAATGCGCGCGAGCACCAGCGCCGCCGTTTCTTCGCTGTCTGCCGGATACGTGGCAATCCTCTCCAGCGCCTCACGCGCCTGTTTGAGTGCGCTCATCACTCGGCCCCCCATTCGCCGCACACTGCGCAGTATTTTTCATCGGCAACCGGCAGTGGCTTCCAGTCGTGCCCCAATCCACCGCACACTCGGCGCAGATTGGCTACAGTCGAGTGATACGTCTCGCGGGCATCTGCCAGCCGGACAACAAGGTCAGATCGTTGCTCCGAAGTCATGGCCGAATCTCCAGCTTTTTGCCGAGCAGCCAGTACGCAAGGCGTTCTCGCAGCGTCATCAACCGCTGACATCCGCGAGCATTGATCATCATCAGCCGGCCCCAAGGCTTGCGGCGCACGCGCACAGCCATTCCATCGAGTGCGCAGGCAGCTTCCCGCAGCAGGTGCTTAGCATCGGCCTGATGTGCGTCGTCGTTGTACGTGAGGTAGCGGGCCGTGCTTTGGCATTTGCTCGCCAGTTTCGATACGTACTGGTTGTGTTCGCTCATTGCTTGTTCTCCTGTTGGGCGGTGTCGATCGCGGCAGCTAGTGCTTGCGGGACGGGGATTTTGCGATCCAGTCGCTCAATTTCGGCGAGGATCAGCGAGCCGGCCTTAACGAGGTTGCGTCGATAGGTTGTCGGCTTCCACCAGTCCTCCGGCCACGGCCACCCCGGCCCGGGCATTCCTTGCTCGGGGTAGAGGTGGCGGCCTTGGGTGGCGTAGCAGGCGGCGGCATCTGCGAGGTCGCCGTGCTCGTAGTGGTCGTCGCGTTCAGGTGTCCAGCCCTCGGCCTCGATCTGCCGGCGGCGTTCTGCAAGTACGTCAGAGGCTGCCTGCGTTTGATGCGAGAGCTTGTCGTCGCTCTGCCCGGCGGCGAGGCCACGCAACTGATCAGCCCGAACCACGACCAGCATCGCGTTGCCCATTGATTCCAGATCGTCGCGGCTATCGCCTTGCCAGTACCAGACATCCTTGGCGTCGTGGCGCTGGCGCATGTCGAGCGCGCGGTCTGCTACTTCGGCGCGCTCACGCTGCGCGCGGGCCTCGTCTTGCCAGCCGTCACGCTCCTTGTGCAACTTCGCAAGCTCGTCGCTCTGCCCGGCGGATTGCGGCTGCGATACCGCCGGAGCATCAGCAGCAACCACCGGAGCATCCAGCGCCATTTCCGCGATCTGCCGCGCCATCAGCTCGACCTGCGCGACGATCGCGTCCGGGCCAGCGTGCATCGAAATGCCAAGGATGACGCGCAGTTCTTGCAGTGCGAGCAACTGCTCGATGCCTTCGGCCTTGCCTTCGAGCCGGCGGATGCCCAGCGTCTGCAGGTCGAGTCGTTCGGCGGCCTCGCGGAGCAGCTCGATGTCGGCGCGCTCGTCGTAGCTCGCGGCCGAGTGCTCCAGCGCATTGGCGATGCGGTACAGCGCGGCGCTGTAGTATTTTGTCGGTTGGATGCTCATGGTTTTAGCCCTCCCAGGCGCCGGCCGGCGCCAGTTCGATTTGTGTGCGGATGGTGATGTGGACATCGTCAAGCAGTGCGCTCGGGGTGGCGCGGTAGAGCTTGGCGATCTGGTGCTCGAGCACCTGCTGGGCGTGCTCGATCTGTTCGAGGTCGATCGCCTCGCCGAGGTCGATCTGGTTGAGCATCTGCCGCACCGGGTGGGTGTCCGGCGCCGGCAAGCTCAGGCGCTGGGCCAGCATCTCGCCGATCTTGACGATGCACTGCAAGGCGCCGAAGTCGTCGTGGTCGATCCGGCCGGTGGCGGCGAGCCGGGCCAGCGCGGCGCGCGGGGTGATCAGGCACTGGAACACCTGAATCGGTGTCAGCCGGGATCGGGGTTTGCCGGTGGCGCGGCGTTCGGCTCGGTTCATGCTGGGTCCATTGGCTTAATTAATTGAGGGGGAATCTGCGGACGACGCGAACGCGACCTTCGTAGTCCTTGACGAGGTTGCCCTGAAGGCCGTCATCGAAGGACTGGCTCCACGCGAGGTTGGGCGAGTACTGCGTCGAGGTCCAATACCAGCCTTCCTCGAACAGCTCCGGCACGTTCACCCAGCACAGCCGCAGCTCGCGGCGCGACGGCAGGTAGAAATCGGTATGGCCGTCGATGATCAGGCTGTCGGCCCATTCGGCCGCCGGGTGCTCGGCATCCGAATCGACCAGCGCCGTTGTGTTGGCGAGGCCGTCGTACTCGCTCGTCGCGCCGGACTCATCAGCGCCCCGGCCGCCCCATGCCAGATCCTTGGCGTACGATGAATGACTTAATTGATGAGGAATTTGCGGACGACGCGAACGCGACCTTCGCTGTCCTTGCCGACGTTGTTCTGATCGCCGTCATCGAAGTACTGGTACCACGCGGTGTAGGGCGAGTACTGCGTCGACGACCAGTACCAGGCCTCTTCCATGGCCTCCGCGCCGTCGTTCCTGAACGCCTCGGCGCTGGTCTGTGCCGGGCTGGTCTCGGTGTACGCGTGCGTCGGCGGCAGTGCGCTCGGGTTCTCGCCGCTGCGATAGGTGTAGTTGTCGTCGGTGGTCGGCTTGAGGTGCCGGTAGATCAGTTCGAGCTCGTCGCGGCTGGGGATGTGCCAATCTGCGAAGCCGTTGATGGTCAGCGCCAGTGCCTGCTTGGCGATCTTGCTGCCGGCGGCGGCCATGGCCAGCGTGTTGGCGTGGCCGTCGTTCCAGTTGTCGGCGCCGTCGACGCGTTCGCCGCGCTTGCCCCAGGCGCCCTCCAGCTCGCCCTCGGCCTTGGGTGCAACGATCAGCGCGTACTCGGCGGCGCCGACGCGGATGCGGCCGGCGAAGAAGCCGCCTTCAAACGGGGTGCCCGGTTCGGTCGGGATCAGGGTGCTGGTTGCTGCGACTGCGGTCATGGTGTGGTCCTCGGGGTGGGTTGACTTCGGGGTTGGGTGCGTGTTTCGCGATAAATTTTCAGTAGGCCGTGGCGGTTGCTTCTTTCGGTGCGGATCGGCTCAACCAGTCCCAGCTTTTCGAGGGTTTGAATGCGATACCAGGCGGCGGGCTGGCTGATCGGATGCTGGTAGAGCCGTTGGTGCGCAGCGCGGTAGTCGGTGCTGGAAAACTCGGCCGTGTCGATTTCGGCCAGCGTGGCGATGGCAGCGTTTTTAATGCTGGGTGAGCTCATGCTTCACCGCCGTCGCTCTCAACAAGGTCGGCCGGGTATCGGGAGTCGCCGTGTTGCTGTGCGTCGCCCAGGCAATCGGGGGTGCCGCAGTCGCAGGGCGGGCGTGGTTCGAGGTGGTGGTCGGCGTATTGCTGGTAAGTCACGTTTTGTCCTTGTTCATGCGGCCATCGGTTCGAGCTCGAATTCGCGCTCGGTACCGTTGGCGTTGTAGTGGCAGGCCAGCGAGCCCTGCCGGTGCTGAAACCAGTAGCCGCCGCAGCGGCAGGCCATGGCGCGGGTGTCGCGGCGCATCATCCAGTTGTCGACGCGCCAGTCGCGGCGAGCGCAGACCGGGCAGGCCGGCTGCATCAGGTAGTTGTCCGGGTGCCGGCGCAGTTTCTTGCGCGTCTGGCAGTGGCGGCAGCGGCAGTGGTGGGCGCGGAATCGGCGGAAGTAGCGCATCGCGTTACCTGCTGGGCGGTGGCGTGAGCGGGCCGACGAACTCGACCGCATCAATCGCGTAGCTCAGGCGCTGCGGATCGCGGATATGCATCACGTCCCAGTTCATGGCCGGGTTTGCGCGCCACCAGTACCAGCCGCTCTCGGTCAGATCCTTGGCTTTGCGGATCGGCATTGGTGCGGGTGGGGCTGGCTTCGGTAGTTGCTGGTTTCGATGACTCATTGCTGCCAAGCCTCGCGCGTGGCGCTGCGCAGCTCGCGGGCGGCCTGGTGGTCGCTGCGGCGCTGGCGCAGGGCCTCCAGCTCCGCATTGCGCGCGGTGATCACGGCCAGATCGGCGGCGCGGTTCGCGGCGTTGGTGTCCATGTACTCGTTGGTCTTGGCGAGCATGGCCCGGCTGCGCCACGGGCTGTCGGCCATGCGGGCGGCTTCGGCGCGGCTGATCATTGGGTGGCCTCCGTCTCGAGGTCCGGCGTGGTCTGCACGGCTTGGTCCCAAAGCAGTTGCGTGATGGCCGACCAGATCGCCAGCAGCGCGCACAGCGCAAGGCCGGCGCCGATCTTGTCGAGCGGGTGCGGCAGCTGGGTGGCCGCGGTGCAGCACACCAGCGCTAGAAAAATGCAGACGATGGTCGTCAGGGTTTGCAGGATGAAGCTCATGCGGCGGCTCGCTCGGTGTGGCCGTCGGTCCCGGTCGGGGTGGCGGCGCGTTGCAGGATGTAGAAGCGCGGGTCGGTGCTGCCGCTGATGCGGTAGCCGGCGGCGCAGATCGGGTCGATCAGATCGGCGACCAGGCCATCGCCGACCATCAGCGCGTAGACGGTGGCGTCAGGCATTGGGGGTGACCTCGTCGGTGTAGGTCGGGTAAACATTGAATGTGCCGTCCTTGCCGGCCACGCCGAAAAACTCGGCCTGGGTTTTGGCGGAATTCAGGCGGTGGACGTGGTTCCAAGGGCTTGGCGCCGTGTCGTTCATGACGGAGTCGATCGCGTGCTCGATGGCATCCCGGCTGCCTGCTACGTCAATGAAGACTCCTGTCGTAGTGCCGTACACGCTGGCCTTCGCAGTGGCGGTGACGCCACCAACGCAATTGAACCGGGCGGCCACTGCTTCAACTGCATTGATCAGTGCGCGGGCGTCGTCCAGCGAACGGCGCTCGGTCTGGTGATCGGAGCGGAGCTGCTGGGCGGTGCGATCGAACAGCAATGGTGTGGTGAGGGCGGCGACGGCCGCCTGATCGAGTGGTGCATCCATGATTGCGCATCCTTGCCGGCCGTCTAGCCGATGGGTGCGCAGCAGGTGGTTTACGTGTGTTGCTCACCGGCCCGGGCACCTGCTGCGCTGGGTGGTGTGGGCTGAAAGTTACCAATAGGTAAGGTTGTGGTCAATACCAAATGGTAAATATTTTGTCGCAAAAAAGCCCGCCGGGGTGGCGGGCTGGGTGGGAGGCAGTTAATCCGATAGATCGAGCCAGATGCCGTAGCTGCCATTCCGCTTCACGACAACGGCGCGGCAGCTTGCCGCCGTTTGTCCGCGGCCATGCTGCTTGATCATCTGGCGAACGCTGCGGACGTCCTCTTCAGGGATGTGCCCGACCGGCGAGTATCCCAATTTGACGATGATGTGGTTTTGGGCGTCGGGGTCGTCGTCGATCTCGAGTCGGGCCACAACATAGCAACGGACGGCGGCCGGCTTGGTGAACTCGTCGGGCAAGTTGGCGCGGAAGCGGTTTTGGTATTTCGATTCGCCGATGACCTCGAAATTGTAACCGCCCGGACCGGGGATGTCGGCCGCGAAGGCCGCGCCCTGTTTGCGATCGGCGGTGGCGAGAATCGGTTTAGGGGTTAGCGCGGCGGCGAGTGCAGAGAAAAAACCCATCTATGGTCTCCAAGTGTGAAATCAGGCTTGTAGCCTGCCAAGCGCTTCGCTCCATTGCTGTTCGCTGATCAGCGCAATGCCTTCGCCTTGCTCGATGTAGCGCATGGCGAGCTCGATCTTGCGGCCGTAGGGCGTGTGCGCCCAGTCATCCGAAATCAGGCTGCCGACGACGAGGTAATCAAGATCCTTGACGACGTTGTCGCGCGGGATGCCGCCCAGCGCGCTGAGTGCCTTTTCACACGCGTTGCGCGTGCCGTGAAAGAAGCGGCCGGTCAGGCAGAAACTGCGGCCTGAAAACAACACGTGCGGGTCGTCGTCATAGGGCAGGGTGACGACATTGGCGTCGGTACTGCCGGTCTCGGCAAAGTCGTTGCCGCAGACGCTGTTGAGTGTGATCAACAGGTCGGCCCGTTCTTCGTCGGTGATGATGCCGTCGCGGGTAATCTCGGTGATCCGGCGGGCGATGGTCTTGCCGGGCCAGCCCGCTGTGACATCCGGGTGTTGCTTGATCCAAGTGGCAAGAAACTGGATTTCGGTGTCGTTGAGGTGTTGGTCGGCAACGAGGCCGGTACAGAGCCCGAGCAGGTGTTCGGTGGCTTTTTTCAGGTTGTGGTGTTCGCTAGCTCGTTGGATAGCAATGTCGGCGGTGCTCATTTTCTTCCTCCGTATGTTTTTGAAATCGTAGAGAAATTTACCCCGACAAGCGGCAAAAGAAAACCCGCCGGGTGGCGGGTGGGGGCTGATGTTACTGAGCGCCGGCTGGCGCGGTGGGCATTTGCAATATGCGTAATCGGCTGCGGCCGATGATGCCGTCATCGGTTGCAGTGATGACCTGTAGCAGGCAGGGCTTTTCGATCGCCAACGGCGAGAACTCCGTGGCGCTTTGCATTTCAGCGAAGGTTGATTCTTCCGGTGTGGCTGGATTGTCTTGTGCGGCTTTAAAAATTTCCGTCACCTGCATTTCGGTGCGGGCGAGTGTTTCATCCTCTTTCATGATCGTGATCGATACTGTGCCTTTCGCCTCGGAAGCGAGCGGAATAACGACCTGGTTGAGGATGCAGAGTCTGGCGAGCAGCGCCGGGAAGGCTTGGACGTACATCACACCGGCGTAGCAGCCGACCAGCGTGGTTTTGCCGTTCACCTCATGGCGGATGTCGTCACAAAAAATCGAGTGTGATTGCAGGCGATCAACCATGGCGCTTCATCTCGTTGTTGGCATAGAGCAGGCTGAAAGCCTGTTCGGGCTGTAGGGACAGTGCAGCGCTCAGGCGCCGGATGACGTCGAAGCCCGGTTCGATATCGCTGTTTTCCAATTTGGCGACGTACGACTGGCTGGTATCCATCCGCTTGGCGAGCTGGGCTTGGGTCAGCCCCGCGGCCATGCGGCGTTTTTTGATCGAATCGGGCTGATCGGCGTAGAAGGTTTCACCAACCCATTTTGTGCCTTCCGAGATGGCCGCATCCAGTCGCGGGTCTTCCGTGCATAGCTGGCTGATGAAGTCGTCGATATCCGCACTTTGCGTGGCCTTCGGCGCAACGTGAACGACGTGAATGGGCCGGGAGCCGGTGGCGGTGGCGGTGCTGATCGGGGTGTTAAACCAGATCGCGGTAGTCGGCCAGCACGCGGCGGGTGAGGTGGTGGTCGGGCTCATAGTTGTATGCGTTCCTTGCTGCGGCGGCCAGTATGTGGATCTGCGGCGCTCGGCGGTACTGCCCGGCCGGGAAAAAACCGTACAACAGCCGGTAGGGTATGGCGGCGTTGCCGCTATCCCAAGCCTTGAGTCGCCAGATATCGGCAATCTTTTTCACGGCTTGCATCTTGAGGGCGTTGACCTTGCCCAGCTCATCCAGTTCGATATCCTCGCCCTGAATGTTGAGGCGGTCGATCAGCGCGGGGTCTGCCCGAATGGCTGACAGCAGTGCCAGGAGCTTGCCGACGCCGTTGACGTCTGCCGCGAGCAATGCACGGATGTCGTTTTGCGCGTTCGGGTGGATGAGCAAGTTCACGAAAATACCTAGTTTGATATATAGGCGTCAACGGCAGGATTTGCTCATGCGAAATCCTTGAGCGAAAACGGCAGCGATTTCAGCACGCGGGCGGTGATGTGCATCTCGTCGCTGTTGATCTCGTAGGGGTGGTACAGCTGGTTGTCGCTGCAGACCTTGTAGCGGCCGGGGCCGACCAGTTGCAGGCGTTTGATCATGGCCAGGCCGTCGATGACGATGATGTAGATGCCGTCACCGGCGAAGTAGCTGACGCGCGGGTCGATGAACAGGGCGTCACCGCTGGTGATGGTGGGCGTCATGCTGTCGCCCTTGGCGCGGACGATGATGATGTCCTGATCGTTGCGCGTGCCGATGATGGCTTCGGCGTCGGCCGGCAGGAATTCGAGCGCGCCGAGCAGCTCGGCTTCGCCATTGGCGAGCCCCGCGCCGGCACTGGCCTCGAGGCTGTAGACCTTGAAGCGGCAGAGGTCGCGCTGGATGAGCGGGACGGGTGGTGGGGTGATGGTGGCAGGTGCGACGGGTGGTACTTGATCGTTCTCGTGATCGAGCCAGCCGGTCGGTAGCCCGCATTGCGCCTCTATGTCTCGCGCCAGCTTCTCGCCCAAGTTGCGGCGGTGGTCTTCGTTTTCTGTCAGCAATCGCGAGACGTAGCCGGGTTGTCGCCCGATGAGCTGGGCGAGGTTGGCGGCGGTGCCGTCGAAGCGACTGCGGATGAGCTGACGCAGATTCCTGCGCCTGATTTCGGCTATCTCCATGCGGGCTGATTCAATCTTGCGGCTACCCGCAGGTAAATTACCGCGTGGTGTTGTTTTGTTATTTACCATTTGGTAATCTCGCGGAATGAATCTACGAGACTGGATTAAGGCCCGGCCCGGAAGGGCCGATGCGCTTGCGAATTCGCTGGGTACGAGTGCTGCGTACATCGGTCACCTCTGTGCAGGGCGTAAGCGTTGCGGCGAGGGGCTGGCGATCGAGATCGAGAAAGCGACGTCGCGCGCGGTGACGTGTGAAGAGTTGCGACCCGACGTTGATTGGGCCTACCTGCGTGCATCTGGTTCTCGTGGGGATGCGGCTTGATCCTTCCCTTTACGTTCTTCCTCCGCCGTGACGCTGACCTCGCCACGGCTTTCGCCGGCCTGCCCGGCGCTTTTTATTCCGCTGGCCGGTCTGTGCCGGCAACGCAAAGATAGGGGCTAAACCCATGACATTCATGCGTCATCGTCCTCAGAAAACCGTGATTGGTGCGGTGCGTGATGCGCTGCAGCTGTGGGCCCAGCGCGAGGGCTGGAAGCACGCGACGCTGGTGCAGGCGCTGGTCGAGGTGCATTACCGCGATGGGCTGGACCGCCTGACGGGCGTGGATTTCTCGCGCGATGGCGATCCGGCCCGGGTGATGAAGACCAATGCCGAGCGGGTGATGCGCTGGCTGGATGACCAGACCAAGGATACGACGCTGATGCCGGCCAACCTGCTGCGCACGGTGATGGCGGCGCTGCCGCTGGATCTGCGGCACTGGCTGGCGAACGAGCTGCTGGCCGGCGTGGGGCTGACGGTGTCGCTGCAGGCCGAGCCGGACGCGATTGATCTGCGCGAGCTGCTGGTGCGGGTGGTGAAGGAGGGGGGGAGGCGCACGCCGCAGTGGCCGAGCTTGCCCAGCGCGTCACGCCGAACAACGCCCAGCGGACGGTAAAGGAAATCGACGAGGCAATGGCCGAGTTGCAACGGGCACGCGAAGAGGCGTGCCGGCATTTGGCGGTGGTGTGAGTACCGCCTTGGTGTCAGGCCAGGCAGGCGAGCAGGCGCGACCAGCGGCTGGTGGGGATTGTTGCGTCGTCCCGGCCTGCGGCGAGCACATTGGCGTTGTAAGCAACGCTGGCAAGGCCATTGAGGCCGTTCGGGCCATCAGCCTGCAGTTGCGCCAGTTTTCGGTCCAGGTCGGTGGTCGTCAGGCCGGTGGCTTCAGCGCGCAGCGCCCAGTAGCGGCGCTTGAATTCGTTGTGTCGTTCGGCACGGGCGGATGCGCCGATCAGTCTTTCGATAATGGCGTTGCCGGCAAGGGTAATGCCCGCGATGGCGACGGCGGTGCCGCTGGTGGGCAGCAGTGCGGTTGCGGCGGCGCAGCCGCCGATCAGGCCAATGGCCCCGAACACGAAGTCGACGCGCCGGTACAGGCGTTCGCACAGGTCATTGAAGTGGTAGCCGTAGCCGATGTCGAGCATGGCTTCGTAGTGTGTTCGCGCGTCGTGACGGGGCATGGTGTTTTCCTATTTTTGCGGTGGTACGACCGGCGCGGGATTGCGCTGGGGTGGTACCTGACCGCGGTGGTTTTCCTGGTCCATGGTGGTTCCTTTGTTGGATTGATTGGGTTTGTCTTGGTAGGACTGGCCAAGTCTAGCAGAGGGGCCGCCGCCTTTTTTGCGGTGGGGGTAAGGCAATGATCGAGGTAACGATTGACGAGGCGCGTGCGTTGAAGCGCTGCACCGGTCTGGCGCAGCGGGTGTATGTGTCCGGGCTATTGCGCCTGGTGGATCTGCATGACGCGCGGGTGGCCGGGCCGCGCCGGCTGATGCTCACGCAGATCGTGGCACAGGTGGGGCCGGTGCCGGTGTTGAACCGGCCGCTGCAGCACGAGGAGCTGCGCGCGGTGCTGGCCGAGCTGCTGACGGCCGGGGTGATCGAGAGCCGCGGCGATGCCGAGGTGCTGGATGTGGTGCTGGTGCCGCGGCGGAGGTCGGTGGCATGAGCGCATTCAAGATCAACGATGACGAGTGGGGCGCGCTGCAGGGGCTGCCCCATCTGGCGTTTCGCTTGTACGTATGCCTGCGGCGGCGGATGGATTTCCGTACCGGCACTGTGGGCGTGAGGCCCCGGGTGAATTGGCAGGGGCTGGCCGAGGATTGCTATGTCGAGCCGGCGGCGGGCCGTAGTGCGGCCGAGTGCGGGGCGCCGTCGTTGGCTGCGCTGCGCAATGCGGCGAAGTGGCTGGTGCGCGCGGGTTTGCTGGTGGGGCGGTCGGTGGATCGGCATTTGATTTTCGAGTTTCCGCGGGCAATGGCCGACGTGCGTCCCGTGGAGGTGCAGCAGAGCAGCGACAGAGCAGCGACAGAGGAGGCGCAACCGACCGAAGCACAGGTGCAGCAAGGCTTTGTGGCGGATGAGCGCCAGAGCAGCACCAGAGCAACGCCAGAGGAGGTGCGACAGCCATCCGGTATCCGGTATCCGGAAAAGCATTCCTCTACCTCAGGGGCTGACGCCCCTTCGGTAGAGGCGCGCGCGAGCGGAGCGGCGCTGCCGGCGGATTTCCGGCCCGACCAGACGCATGTCGGCATCGCGGTGAACCTGAAGCTGGACCTGCAGGCGGAGGCGGAGAAGTTTGCCGATCACTGCCTGTCGGCAGGCAAGCGGTCTGCAGATTGGTCTGCGGAGTTTCGCATCTGGCTGCGCAGGTCGGTGGAGTTCGGGTCTGCAAAGTGGCAGGGGAAGAGTGGTGCGGCGAGCAAGGTGGTGCCGCTGTATGAGCGCAATCTGGCTGCTGCCGAAGAGGCGAAGCGGCGTTTGAATGGGGGTGGGGCATGACGAGCGATCAGCAGGATGATTTCTTTGCGTTGCTGACCGGGGTGTGCGAGCTGCACGGCAAGGTGGCGAGTCCGGAGTTCATGGCGCTGTACTGGCAGTTGCTGTCGCGCTACGAGCTGGCTGATGTGCAGCGGGCGTTTCATGCCCATGCGCTCAACGCCGATACCGGCCAGTTCATGCCCAAGCCGGCGGACATCGTTCGCCACATCGATGGCGGCAGCCAGACGCGGGCCGGCAAGGCGTGGGCCTTGGTCGATCAGGCGTTGCGCTGCATTGGTGGCTGGGATTCGGTGGTCTTCCCCGATCTGCTGATCCATGCCGCGCTGGAAGGCTTGGGTGATTGGTCGAGCCTGTGTGCGACGCCGGCCGACGAGCTGTGCTACCTGCAAAATCGGTTCGAGAAGCGTTACCAGGCGATGGTGGCAAACCCGCCGGTGACGTGGCCGCGTGAGTTCATTGGCGCGCTGGCCTTGGATAATGTGGCGCGCGGGTTCAAGCCATCGCCGCCGGTCTTGCTGGGTGATGTCGAGCAGTGCAAACGGGTCTGGCGCGGGGGTGTCCAGCCGGGCTCGAAGCTCCTGCCGCCGGCGATGCAGCGTGAGATTGAGCGGATTGGGCGTGGCGGCGAGCAGGTGCAGCCGCTGCGTGTGGTGAATGGCAATGGGTAGCCGGAATCCTTGGTTGCGGCCGGCCGGTGCGGATGGGTTCGTGCCGGTGCGGGTGTTGTGGGATCGGTTTGCTGCGCTGTACGGCGATCGGTGGCGGGTGTTGTTTGCGGATGAGTCGGCGCGACGGGCGTGGGATGAGTCGGCGGGGACGTTGTTTTACGCCCGTGGCATCCAGTACCGGATGCTGAAGCCGGTGCTCGAGCGGCTGACGACCTCGGCGCGGGCGGATTCGCCGGTGCCGTCGCTGGGCGAACTGGCCGATATGGTGCTGCCGGCGGTGGATTTCGAGGCGGCGTTTGCCGAGGCGAAGGCGCAGGCGGCGCTGGCGTCGATGGGCCGGGCGGTGTGGAGCTCGCCGGCGATCTACTGGGCGGCGCGCGATTTCGGCCTGACGCGCATCGCGTCGGCGGCGTGGGGCCGGAGCAAGAGCGCGTGGATCGGGGTGCTGTCGGCGCGGTTGGCCGGCGATTGTCCGGCGGTGCCGGAGGATGTGCTGCCGCCGGAGTACAAGCGCGGCAGTGCGGTGGTGGCGGCGGATTCGGTGGCGCGGTTGCGGGCGATGTTGGCGGCGAAGTAGGGTTGAGCGGTACACAAGACAAAGCCGGGCAATGACCGGGCTAGGAGTTCTCCGGGGTCAAAATCGGAGGCGATATGCAGGAAATGCGGTTCAGCAGTGTGAAGGCGTTGGTCGGGTGGGCGTTTCAGATGGAAAGCACGGTGATGTGCCGTGTGGCGAAGTACGGTGAATCGAGTTCGCCGGCGTTCGGTGGTTTGTCGATGGCGGATCAGCGGACGCAGGCGGCGATGGTGATGGCGAAGGTGTTGCGTTTGCCATTCGCGGAACGCACGGTGTTGTGGGCATTTTTCGTCGGGGACGATGCGCATCTGATGGTGCTGGCGGACCGGTTGTCGGTGCCGATGTCGATCGGGACGCGGGTCGAGCTGGTTCGGCATTGGGTCGGCGAGGGTGAGGCGACGCCGCGTGGTCGTCGACCGAAGTCGGGGCGGATGCTGGCCGAGCGGGAGAAGGTGAGCGAGTCGACGATGACGCGGGCTAAGCAGCGAGTACAGAGGGAGTGCAACGCCTTGTTCGGCAAGGCACTAGCAGTGATCGAGGTGCAGTGTCTGCCGTTGCTGGTGGCGACGCGGCAAGAGCGGTTCCATCGCGAAGATGAAAAAAGTGCTTGCGCAGTGGTGTGAAAACTTTTAGCCTCCGATTCACAGTGTGAATCACTGCGTCTACGAAACCCCGGTGCGAAAGCAGCCGGGGTTTTTTATTGCCCGCCCGCCTCGTGCGGGCTTTGTCGTTTCTGGGGGTGTGATGCCGGTGAAGCCAAAGCGTCCTTGCAAGCAGCCGGGGTGCCGGGCGCTTACTGACGATGGTTGGTGTGATGCGCATCGGCCGGCGCCGCATGCTCGGTACGATGATCGGCGCGGGTCTGCGGCCAGCCGCGGTTACAACAGCCGTTGGCGCAAGGCGCGCGAGACGTTCCTTTGTCGGCATCCGCTGTGTGCTGAGTGTGAGCGGCAGGATAGGGTGACCGCGGCCGAGGTCGTCGACCACATCATTCCTCATCGTGGTGATCAGGCACTGTTCTGGGATACGAGCAATTGGCAGTCGCTGTGCCGGTCATGCCATTCGGCCAAGACCGCGGCCGAGGATGGCGGGTTCGGCAACGCCCGGGCTGCGCCGGCAGGGGGAGGGGGTGTCAAAGTCTGACGCCTCGCCGTCCGGGACCGCGTGCTCAGTGTCGAAAAAAATAAACCCGGAAAAAGGTAGGGGGGGGTCTGGAATGCGCTGAGCCGCATGATCGACTGCTGCCGATTCGTTTTTGATGGATGAGGCAGAGAGGAGCGCGCCATGGGCCGGGAAACCGCATCCGCGACCGGCGTTGGCGCCACTTTGCGTCCGCCGAAGATTTTGAAAACCCGCCGGGCTCGTCTGATCTGGCGTTACCTGATCGACGCGCTCGACTACGCCAGGCTCGACTACCGATCGGCGCTGATGTCGATCGCGCTGCTGGCCGACAAGGTCGATACGTGGCGGACCCACGCCGACAACGTCCACAAGTACGGATGGCGCTACGACGAGGACAGTAACGGCGGTTCGCTCGAATCCGACGAGTCCCGTGCCGAGCGCCGGTCCCGGATCGAGATCCTGCGCGACCTGGACGAGTCCGGCCTGACGGTGCTGGCCGTGGCGCAGGTCCGACAGATCGACCTGATGACCAATCAGGGCGAGTTGTTCAGCCCGTTCGATCTGGTCGACCAGATCGGCGTCGAGGCCAAGCGCCTGCCCGACCCACCGCCGTGGACGATGCGCCCGGCGGAAAAACGCATCTGGAACGAACTACTCCCCACGCTTGACGTGACCGGCTTCGATTTCTCGACCGCCGGCCTTTCGCTGGGGCTGCTCTGCACGGCAATCGTCGACTGGCAGGACTGCAAGGACTGGATTGAGGACAACAAGGGCAAGACGTTCGCCGTCGCCCGTGACACCGGCCGCACCTACGAGGTCAGCGCCAGTTACAACCGGGCCAAGATCGCCAGCCAGATCCGCGTCCTGCTCAAGAAAAACGGAATGACGGTGATGTCATGCGCAAAGAACAAGGCAATCAGCAAGGGTCGGATCATCAGCGAGGAGCTGGCCGACATCCTGAGCTTCATTCAAGTACGGCCGACCTGATTCCTGCGGTCTACGTCCCGCGGCTGTGGGATGCCTACGGCTTCGCGGTCCTTCGGGGCGAGATCGTTGTCGGCCGGCTGGTGCGGCTCGCTGTCGAGCGCCACTACCGCGATCTGCGAACAGCGGGCGAGCGCGGGCTGATTTTCCGTGGCGACATGGCCGACCACGTCCTGTCGTTCTTCCCACGGTTCTGCCGACATTCGAAAGGGCACTGGGCAGGGCAGCCGGTCACACTGGCGCCGTGGCAAGCGTTCTGGCTGGCCGTCGAATTCGGTTGGTATCGCGACACCGGTGTGCGCCGGTTTCGCACCTGGTACGAAGAGGTCGCGCGCAAGAACGGCAAGAGCACCAAGCTCGCCGGGTTGGGCATCTACCTGTTTGCGGCTGACCGCGAGCCGGGCGCCGAGGTCTACACCGCGGCCACCAAGCTCGATCAGGCCAAGATCACCCACGCCGAAGCCGAGATGATGGTCGGCCAGTCGCCGGCGCTGCGGCAGCTGATTACCAGCCGCCACAACAAGCTGTTCATTGCGGGCACCTCGAACAAGTACCTGCCGCTCGGCGCCGATGCCAAGACGCAAGACGGCCTCAACGTCCACGCGGCCATCGTCGACGAGCTGCACGCCCACCCGAATCGGGATCTGTGGGACGTCATCGACACGGCGCGCGGATCGCGGCGCAATTCGATCATGCACGCGATCACCACGGCGGGCTTCAACCAAGAGGGCAGCATCTGCCTTGAGCAGCGGCAATACCTGATCAGCATTCTCGACGGCGCGCTTGATGACGACTCGTTCGGCGGCGTGATCTACACGCTCGACGCCGACGACGACTGGCGCGACGAGGCTGTCTGGCCCAAGGCCAATCCGAACCTTGGCGTATCGGTGTTTCTCGATGAGCTGCGCGATCAGGCGCGCAAGGCGGCCGGCGTGCCGGCGGCGCTGTTCAACTTCCTGACCAAGCGCCTGAATATCTGGACGCAGCAGGTCGAAGCCTGGCTGTCGCTCGACGACTGGGACAAGGGCGCCGAACCGTTCGATGAGGCGCTGCTGCACGGGCGCAAGTGCTACGGCGGGCTCGACCTCGCCAGCACAACCGACCTGACCGCTTGGGTGCTGGTGTTCCTGCCCACCGAGTCCGATCCGCACTGGCGCGTGCTGTGCCGGTTCTTCGTGCCCGAGGACAACATGCAGCTGCGCGAACGCAAGGATCGCGTGCCGTACCAGCTATGGGCCAAGCAGGGCCATTTGATTGCCACGCCGGGCAACGTCGTCGACCAGGAGCTGATCCGTCAGCAGATCCTGGCTGACGGTGATTTGTTCGATCTGCAAGAGGTTGCTTTCGACCAATGGAACGCCGCCAAGCTCGCCACCGAGCTTGGCGAAGCGGGCATCACCCTCGTGGCGATCCCGCAAAACTTCGGCGGCCTCTCGGCCCCGACCAAGCATCTCGAAGGGTTGGTGCTGTCCGGCGCGCTGCTTCACGGCGGCCACCCGGTGCTGCGCTGGAACGCCGGCAACGTCGTGCTGCTGCGCGACACCAACGACAACTACCGACCGAACAAAAAGAAGTCACGCGACCGGATCGACGGGATCGTCGCCGTCATCATGGCCATGAATCGCGCGCTGTTCGGCGTCGAGGAGGCCGAATCGTTCTGGGAATCCTGAAATGAAACTGAAAAGCTGGCTTTCCGGCGTCGCCTGGCCTTTTCGCGCCAAGTCCGGCGGCTTTACCGTCGTCGATCTGCAAAACGCGCTGATTGCCGGGCCCGAGGTCAAGTCGGGCGTCGCCGTCAACTGGACGACCGCGCTGCAAGTCTCGACGGTTTTCGCCTGTCTGCGCGTGCTCGCCGAAGGCATTGCCCAGGTGCCGCTCAAACTGATGGTCTCCGCCGACGGGCGAGTGCGGCAGCCGGCCAAGGATCACCCGCTGTACTTCCTGCTGCACCGCAAGCCGAACGACTGGATGACCAGCTTCGAGTTGCGCGAAATGATGGTGCTGCACGCCGGCCTGACCGGTAACGCCTACTGCTTCGTCAGTCGCGTCGGCGGCCGTATCGCCGAGCTGATTCCGCTGCAGCCGGGCGACGTTACCGTCAAGGTCGCCGACGACTGGTCCCGAACCTATGTGGTTCGATCCCGCAACGGCACATCGCAAACGTTTCCTGCCGATGCCATCTGGCATCTGCGCGGCCCGTCGTGGAACGGCGTGCTCGGCGCTGACGTACTCAAGCTGGCGCGCGAGGCCGTCGGCTTGTCGATCGCGACCGAGGCGCACCACGCCAGACAACACGCCAACGGCGCCAAGCCGGGCGGCATGCTGTCGGTCGAGGGTGCGCTGACCGACGCGCAGCACAAACAGCTGCGCAAGTGGATCGACGACGAGTACCGCGGCGTCGACAACGATGGCAAGACCATGATCGTCGACCGTAATGCGAAGTGGACCGGCATCTCGCTCTCGGGTGTTGATGCCCAGCACCTGGAAACGCGACGCTTTCAGATCGAAGAGGTCTGCCGGTTTTTCCGGGTCATGCCGATCATGGTCGGCCTGTCCGACAAGGCCGCGACCTACGCCAGTGCCGAGCAGATGTTCCTGGCTCACGTCGTGCATACGCTGACGCCGTGGTACGAGCGCATCGAGCAGTCGATCGACGCTTTCCTGCTGACCGACGCCGATCGTCGCGCCGGCCACTACGCCAAGTTCATCGTCGCCGGCCTCTTGCGCGGCGCGCTCAAAGACACGGCCGAATACATCTACCGGCTGGTCGGTATCGGCGTGCTGACGCGCAATGAAGGGCGCGACGCGCTCGACAAGAACCCGATCGACGGGCTCGACGAACCACTGACGCCCGTCAATCTCGGCGGGCTCGACAACCAAGGGGGCGGCAATGCCAGCACTTGATCACCTCGATTTCGGGATCGAGATCAAAGCCGTCCGCGAGGACGGCTTTTTTTCTGGCTACGGCTCGGTCTTCGACGTCGTCGATTCGTACTGGGAGAAGGTCGCGCCGGGGGCGTTTGCCGATTCGCTCAAGCAGCATGACGCCAAAGGCAGTATGCCGGCCATGTTGTGGCAGCACCGCTCGGGCGAGCCGATCGGCCGCTACAAGCTCATGCGCGAAGACAGCGTCGGGCTGTACCTCGAGGGGCAACTGGCCATCAAGACCGCCCGCGGCGCCGAGGCGTACGAGCTGCTGCAGATGAAAGCCATCAGCGGCCTGTCGATCGGCTTCGTCACCCGCGAAGACAGCGTCGACAAGGTCAGCGGCATTCGCACGCTGAGCAAGCTGGATCTGTGGGAAGTCTCGCTGGTGACGTTCCCGGCGAACGACTCGGCCCGAATCAATGGCGTCAAGGGGATCGACGCCATTCAAACGCTCTCCGACGCAGAGCGCTACCTGCGCGAGGCAGGCGGCTTTTCGCGTCACGAAGCCACGGCCTTTGCGTCGCGGTTCAAAAGCCTGGCTGGCCAGCGCGATGCTGGCGAGGACATGGCTGCACTTCAAAACCTCATCAAATCCATTCGGAGTTAATCATGTCCGCACCGGAAATCAAAGAAATCGTCGAAAACCTCGGTCGTGCCTTCGAGGAGTTCAAGTCGACCAACGACGCTCGTCTCAAGGCGGTCGAAAAGGGCGGCGCCACCGGCGACATCGAAGTCAAGCTGGGCAATATCGACAAGGCGCTGACCGACCTTGGCGACCTCAAGGGTCGTCTCGAAGCCGTCGAAAAGAAGGGCAACCGCCCGGGTGTCGGTGGCGACGCCGCGGCGCTCGCCGCCGAGCACAAGCAGGCCTTCGGTCGCTTCATGCGCAAGGGCGACGACAGTGGCTTTGCCGAGCTCGAAGCCAAGTCGCTCAGCGTCGGCAGCGACGCTGACGGCGGTTTTGCCGTGCCCGAAGAGCTGGACCGCAACATCATCCAGCTCGAGCGCGACGCGGTGCCGATGCGCAGTGTCTGCAACGTCATCACCGTCGGCAACGAAGAGTACAAGCGCCTCGTCAATCTCGGCGGCGCGGCCAGCGGTTGGGTCGGCGAAGAAGACGCCCGCCCCGACACCGGCACGCCGCGGCTGGCCAGCGTTGCGCCGTTCTTCGGCGAGCTCTACGCCAACCCCAAGGCCACGCAGAAGTCGCTCGACGACATGTACTTCGATGCAGAAGCCTGGCTGGGCGAGGAAGTCGCGCTCGAATTCGCCGACAAGGAAAGTGCCGCGTTCACCGCCGGCGATGGCGTCAAGAAGCCCAAGGGTTTCCTCGCCTATGCCAACGCGGCGACCGGCGATGCCACGCGCCCGCTCGGCACGCTGCAGTTCATCGTCTCCGGCGCCGCCGCAACCATCACGCCGGACGCGCTGATCGATCTGATCTACGCGCTCAAGCAGGGCTATCGCAAGAACGCCGCATTCATGCTCAACAGCCTGACGCTGCCGGTGCTGCGCAAACTCAAGGATGCAGACGGCAACTACCTGTGGCGCCCGGGTCTCGACGCCGACGCGCCGAGCACGCTGCACAGCAAGCCCGTCGTCGAGAACGACGACATGCCGATCGTCGCGGCTGGTTCGCTGGCGTTGGCCTTCGGTGACTTCAAGCGCGGCTACACCATCGCCGATGTGCGTGGCACGCGGGTGCTGCGCGACCCGTACACCAATAAGCCGTTCGTGAGCTTCTACACGACCAAGCGCGTCGGTGGCGGCCTGATGAACTCTAACGCCATCAAGCTGCTCAAGATCTCGGCTTGATCCGACCGATAACTTGAACCGATCCGGCCCGCCTCTGGTGGGCCGTTTTCATTCTGGAGGGACTATGTCCGAAGCCAAGAAAGTGCGGGTGTTGAAGTCGTTTCCGTTCTCCCATGACGGCATCAACATCGTCGATTACACCAAGGGCGACGATGTCGAGCTGGATGCCGAGGCGTGCGAAATCGCCCTGGCCGAGGGTTGGGTCGAAATCATCAAGCCCGATGCAGGCAAGAAGCAGGCTGGCGACAAGGGCGGTGCCGAGTAATGGCCGGGCTCGTGCCGATGGCGCGGGTCAAAGCGCATCTTCGCCTGGACCCTGACGAGACGTTTGAGGACGATCTGGTCAGCGCCTATCTCGCCGCAGCGTCCGAGTTTGTTGCCAACGAAACGCGCCGCGCGCTTTACGCCACATCGGAATTACTGGCCGCCGATGCAAGCCCGCCGGCCAACGCGCTCGTGGTCACCGCGTCGCTGCAGGCCGCCATCTTGCTGATGGTCGGTCATCTGTACGAAAACCGGGAAGCGGTGAACGTCGGCAACCTTGTTACCGAGATGCCGTTTGCGGTGCGCGCCTTGCTGGGGCCGTACCTCGATTACACGAGGTCGCCATGAAACGTCCGTGCATCGGTGAATTGCGCCATCGCGTGACATTCGAGCTGCGCAGCGACAAACCGACAGGCGACTGGGGTATCGAGCACGATCGTGCCCCGCCGATGACGGTGTGGGCGCGGGTCGAGCCGGTCGGCGGTGCGATCTACCACGGCAGTGCGCAAACCGATAACGCGGTCACGCACCGCATTCTGTTGCGCTACCGCGGCGACCTGAGTGCCGACCATGAAGCCACCCACGGCGGCCGGCGCTACCGTGTCCGCCGCGTCAACAACATCAACGGCGAAAGCCGCTTCCTCGAACTGGAAGTCACCGAACTGGGGGGGGCGCAATGACAATCGCGCGCAGAGAAGTCAGTCTCAAATGGGTCGGCAAGTCCAAGCTGGTTTTTGACAAAAAGTTCATGAAAGGCGTCTTGCGTCGGGCTGGATCAGATGTTCGCAAGGAAGCGCGTCGCCTGATTAGTCGTTATGCCTTGGCGCAAGGTCCGGAGCTGCCGGCCTATGGCGGGTATGCCAAGTTGGCGACTGGGGCAATGCAGCGGTCGGCCAGGGTAAAAACAGGGAGTGGCGGCGGTTACGTAAAGGTGTTTCACGATATGCCGGCTGGTGCGAAGGATTTTTATCCGGCGATGCTGTACTACGGCGTGCGCCGCGGTGCAAAGCGACGGCGTGATCACAAGGCGCAGCCCGATCTGGGTAGAGGTTGGCGCATTGCACCCCGCAAGAATCATATGACTGACGCGCTCGACAACCGGCGTGAGCGTGTTCGCGACGTGATCAACAAGGCTATTCGTAAGGGGTTGGGGGCGAAATGAAATCCAGCCCCATCATCAAGCAATTGCGTGCCCGCTGCCCGGTGTTTGCGCGCCGCGTCGGCGGCGGCGCCGAATTTCGCGAGGTCGACGACGCCGGCAAGCTGCAACTGCCGGCGGCCTATGTGCTGCCACTCGACGACAGCCCGGGCGACAACGAAAGCCAGACCGGCTATCGGCAGACGGTGACCGAATCCTTCGGCGTGGTGCTGGCGATCAAGTCCGGCGACGAGCCCGATCTGTACGTCGCCGATGCAGTCGACGCGATCAAGCGCGAGGTCTTCCGCGCGCTGCTGGCGTGGTCGCCCGATGCGGATGTGTACGCGCCCATCGTTTACCAGGGTGGACAGCTGCAAAGCATCGACCGTCACGTGTGCTACTGGATGCTCGAATTCTCGGCGCAAACGGTGCTGATCGACGAGGACGCCTTCAAGGCGACCGAGCTGGCCGAGCTGCCGGAGCTGAAGTCCGTGCACGTCAATGTCGACGTGATCGACCCGATCGCCGACCCGAACGCAACGCCGGCTTACCCCGGCGGTTATCCCGGCCCCGATGGCCGGATCGAGCATGCCCTGCGGTTGCCGATAGCCTGACGACGGCAATACCCATTTTTCAACAGCCCCGCCCTGAGCGGGGCTTTGTCTTTTCAGGAGACAGCAATGCACGTGATTCCCGCAAAGGGGTTGCAGGTGCCCGACCCGGAGCGTGGCGGCTTTCTCGCCGCCGAAGGGCGCGAGGTCGAGCAGACCCAGTACTGGCTGCGCCGGCTGAATGACGGCGACGTCACGCTCGCCAGCGCATCGCAGGCCAAGGTCGCCAAGGCAGGGGGTGAGCAATGAGCGTCGCCATGGCAACCATTCCGTCCAATCAGCTGGTGCCGCTGTTCTACGCGGAGATGGACAACAGCGCGGCCGGCTATTTCGAAAACTCCAGCCGTATCCTCGTGCTGGGTCACGCCTTGACCGGCGCGCCGATCGCCAATAATCAGCTGACGCTGACCGCGACGGGCGATCAGGCTGTCGGCTACTTCGGCCGCGGCTCGATGCTGGCCCGCATGGTGGACCGGGTGCGGCGCAACAACGCGGGCGCCGAAATCTGGACGTTGGCCGTGGCCGAGCCGGCCGGCGGTGCCGCCGCAACCGGAACGATCACGATCACGGGGGTGGCAACCGAGGCCGGCGTGTTGACTGTCTACCTCGCCGGCCAGCGTGTGCAGGCCGGGGTCGCCAAGAGCGACGCCGCCGCGGCGGCGGCAACGGCGCTGGCCGCCGCCATCAATGCGTCGGCCGACCTGCCGGTCACCGCGTCGGCCACGGCGGGAGCGGTGACCTGGACGGCCCGCCACAAGGGGCTTACCGGTAGCGACATCGTCTGCACGCTGAATCTGCGCGGCGCCGAATCCGGCGAGCGTACGCCGGGCGGCCTGACCGTTGCGCTGGCCGCCGGTGCGGCTGGCGCGGGGTCGCCCGATCTGTCGCCGACCATCGCGGCGATGGGCGATGAGCTGTTTGACGCGATCGTCCTGGCGTGGTCGGACGCCGCGACGACCGATGCGTTCAAGCTGCTGATGAACGACCAGACCGGGCGCTGGAGCTACGCGCAGATGCTGTACGGCCACGTGTGGGCTGCGCAGCGCGGCACGCTGGGCGCGCTGGTGACTGCCGGCGGCACGCGCAATGATCAGCACCTGACGGTGGCCGGCATGGAAACGCAGGTGCAGTCGCCGGCCTGGGAGTACGCGGCGGCATACGGCGGGGCTTGCACCAGCTCGCTGTTCATCGATCCGGCGCGGCCGACGCAGACGCTGCCGCTGCTGGGTACCGTCGGCGCGCCGCGGGGGCAGCGCTTCATCATGCAGGAGCGCCAGTCGCTGCTGTCTGCGGGAATTGCGACCAGCATGACCGGTAGCGACGGCACGGTGATGGTCGAGCGCAGCGTCACCAGTTACCGCGTCAACGCCTGGGGGCAGCCCGATCCGTCGTATCGCGACGTCGAAACGCTCTACACCAGTTCCTACGTGCTGCGCGACCTGCGTTACACGGTCACCCAGAAATACGGCCGCCACAAGCTGGCGAAAGACGGCACGCGCTTCGGCCCGGGCCAAGCCATCGTTACGCCGTCCATGATCCGTGCCGAGCTGATCGCACGCTATGCCTTCCTCGAGGAGATGGGGGTTGTCGAGGACTCGGCGGGCTTTGCCGAGAACCTGGTCGTCGAGATCGACGCCAGCAATCCGAACCGCGTGAACATCCTGTTCCCGCCGAACTACGTCAACCAGCTGCGCATCGTCGCGGTTCGCAACCAGTTCCGCAGCTAAGGGGGTCTCATGGGTACCAAAAACCGCTTGGCGGGTACGTGCTACATCAAGGTCGGCGGCGCGCAGCTCGACGTGCAGGGCGGCGTCGAGGCGCCGATCTCCACGATCAGCCGCGAATCGCTGGTGGCACTGAATCAGCGCGTGGTCGGTTACAAGGAGTCGACCACGGCACCGTATGTGAAGGTGTCGGCCTTCGTGGGCAAGGACTTCCCGATCGGCGATCTGACCAGCAATGACGACATGACCGTGACGGCCGAGTTTGCCAACGGCAGGGTCTACGTGCTGCGCAACGCCTGGCTGACCGAAGGCTCGGCCTACAGTGCCGAAGACGGCACGGTCGAGTTGCAATTCGAAGGCAAGGAAGGGATCTGGCAATGAACATCACTGTGAAACTGAGTGCGCCGGTACGTGCGCATGGCGAGGAAGTGAACGAGCTGGTCCTGCGTGCGCCGACCGGCAAGGACATCCGTGAGGTGGGCTTGCCCTATGCAATCGGCGACGGCCGCGTGCTGTTCGAATCGGCGGTGATCGCTCAGTTCGCCGTGCGGCTGGCGGGCGTGCCGATGTCGGCGATCGACGCGCTGTCGCCGGCGGACTGGCAGTCCGTCATGACGGCGGTGGTCGGTTTTTTCGGGCAGGACTTGGCGGAGGCGGCACCGACGAGCTGATCGAGCGCTACTTCAACGCCGCCTATTTCTGGAAGGTTGATCCGGCAGCTGCCCTGAACTGGGTGCTGCCGGATTTTCTTTTGTACGAAACACAGGCGATCAGGATCGCCGCCGAGGTGAACGATGGCGGATAAATTCGAGCTGAAGGCGCTGATCACGGTCGTGGACAAGCTCACGCCGACATTCAAGAAAATCAACCGTGCCGTTGGCGGCCAGATGAAGGCGGTCAGCGGCGTGGTCGGCAGTGTCGGCGGCTTGGGCGAAGCCACCCGCACGGCGCTGGCGCCATTGGCTGCGTTGGCCGGCGCGGCGGGCGTCGGCAGCGTCGCCGCGCTGGGTGCTGCGGTCATCGGCACCAGTGCCAAGTTCGAGAAGTTCACGGCGATACTCGAAACCATCGAGGGTTCGGCAGAGAAGGCGAAGCAGTCGATGGAGTGGGTCAGTGACTTTGCGACCAAAACACCTTACGAGCTGGACGAGGTGACGGATGCCTTCGTACGGCTCAAGAGCTACGGGATCGATCCGCAGTCCGGTGCCCTCAAGGCGGCGGGCGATGCCGCGGCCGCAATGGGCAAGCCGCTCGGCCAGGCGGTCGAGGCGCTGGCCGATGCGCTGACCGGCGAAAACGAGCGCCTCAAAGAGATGGGTGTGCGCACCAGTAAGGTCGGGGACAAAATTTATTACAAGTGGGTCGAGAACGGTAAGGATATATACGCGGTGGCCAAGGCGAATAGCGCGGCGCAGATCCAGGCGGTGGTGACCGGGATCTGGAACCGGCGGTATCAGGGCGCGATGGACAGGCTCTCGGATGCCTGGGATGGCACGGTTTCCAATCTCAAGGATTCGTATAGCCGATTCATGCTGCAGATCGGCAAGGCTGGCGTGTTCGATTTTCTCAAGGGCAAGCTCAAAGGCGTGCTCGCGACCATGAATCGGCTGCAGGCCGACGGCACGCTCGACCGCTGGGCCAAGAAAATCAGCGACGGCATGATCGACCTGGCGCATGCCGTCGGCGATCTGTTTTCCGGCATCTCGCTGGACGACGTGATTGCCGGATTCCGCTCGTTCTTTACCGCGATCGGTGACGCAATCCGCGCGGTGGGTGGGCTCAAGAATGCCTTGCTGATCGTGATGGCCTTGTTCGCCGCGCCGTTCGTGGCGGCGGTGCTGGGTGTGGCGGCTTCGCTGGTTTCGTTTGCGGGTGCGGCCTTCAGCCTCGGCAAAACGTTGCTGAGCCTGCTGCCCATCCTGAACATGCTGCGCACGGCGGCCATGGCGATGATGATCTTCGCCGCGGCCAACCCGGTGCTGCTGGCTGTGGTCGCCGCCGTGGTCTTGCTGGCCGGTGCGGCCTATCTGCTCTGGCGGCATTGGGACAAGGTCTCGGCCTTCTTCGCCGATTTCTTTCCGAATCTCTGGCGGCTGGCCGGCTATGCCATCGGCTATCTGGTCGGACTGTTCGCCAAGTTCGGCCCGCAGGTATGGGCGGCCGTCACCGGTGCGTTCGGCGCGCTGGCCAAGTGGCTTGGCGCGGCACTCGCGGCTCTCGGCCCCATGGCCTTGGCGGCGCTGGCTGGCTTGGTCGATGTCTTCGTCCGGATCTGGGATTCGCCGCAGCAGGCGCTGCAGGCGTTTCTGGACTGGTCGTTCGGCAAGCTCGGCGCGTGGGTCGACCGCATCAAGGGTGTGTTCGACACGGTCAAGGGCTGGCTCGGCCAGTTCGGCGAAGGTTTCAAGGTCGGGTTCGACGATGCGACCAGGCCCGCCGACGACAAAGGGTCGGCTCCGAATCTGGTGCAGTCGGCGCCGGGACGGGGTAGTCCGCTACTGCAGGCCGGCAAGGCGCAGGTCAGCGGCCAGGTGGATGTCCGGTTCTCGAATACGCCGCCGGGTACGCGGGTCAGTGCGCCGCAGTCGCGGGGTGGCGTGGCGATCAATCCCGACGTCGGGTACAGCAGCATGGTGTTGGGGGGGTGAGTATGGCGTCCTGGACGGAAAAACTCAGGCCGGCCAGTTTTCGAGGCGTTGGCTTCGAGGTCGACTCGCTCGAGGGCGAGGGCGGGCGGCGCGTGCAAATACACGAGTTTCCGCAGCGTGACGAACCGCTGGCCGAAGACTTGGGACGGCGCGCTCGCGGCTTTGCTATCGAGGCGTTTCTGCATGGCGCCGATTTCATGGTGCAGCTCGACAAGCTGCTGACCGCGCTGGAAACGGCCGGGCCGGGTGAGCTGATCCACCCGTTGCACGGCACGTTGCAGGTGCAGGTCGAGGAGTATCGCTATCGCGTCGAGCGCGGTGAGGGGCGTTACGTCGCCGTCAGCATCGGCCTGCATGAAGTGGGCGAGCGGAAATATCCGTCGGCTGCGGCGGATACGCAGCTGGCCAGTCTGAACGCGGCCGATCGGGGGGAGTTGGCCGAGACCGATGCCTTCGGGCGGGTTTTCAATATGCAGGGACTGCCCGACTGGTCTTACGACCAAGTCGGCAGCGCGTTGTTTGGCGGTCTTGACCGGGTGTCGACGGCATTCGGTCAGGTGCAGTCGGCGGTCAGTGCCGGAATCGCCGTGCTCAAGGGAGATTGGCAGCGGCTGCTGCCGTCCGAGCTGGCGGGCCGGGTGTTCGGGCTGGTCGGGCAGGTCCGCACCTTGGCCATGCCCTTGCGTGCCGGGGAGTCATCCGGCGATGGGGTGATGCAGTCGGCGCCGGTTCGGTCCGACCCGGTCAGCGTGACGCCGGTGTCGTTGATTGCCGCACGCCCTGAGCCGTTGCTGCCGGCCGCTGTGACTGGTAGCGAGGTCGAAGACAGAACGGCCGTCAATGTTGCGGCCGTGACTGCGCTGCTCGACGTCGCCGTGACGGTCGAGGCCGTACGGCTGGCCGCGGTGCTGCCCTGGCCGATCAGCGACGACGCCGAGGCAGCAAGCAATGCGGTGGCTGACGCGCTGGACGATCTTGCCGGGCGGGTCGATGGCCAGCGTTATCGGCCAGTGGTCCAGTTGCGGATTGCCGCCGTCAAGGATCTGGGTGAGCGGGCGCGCAATGGCATTCCGCTGGGGGAATACCGCGCGCAAGCCTGCCAGCCGTCGCTGGTGATCGCCCATCGCCTGTATCGGGACGCGGCTCGGGCTGGCGAAATCGTCGACCGCAATCGCGTCGTCAATCCGCTGCGGGTGCCGCCGGTGCTGCTCAAGGTGCTGTCACGATGAACGATCCGAATCAGGAGGCGCGCAATCGCGTCCGGCTCTATGTTGGCGGCGTGCCGTATCACGGCTGGACGTCGGTGCGGATTACGGCGGGCGTCGAGCGACAGGCGCGGGATTTCGAGCTTGGCGTCATCGCGCGTTGGCCGGCTACCGAGCTGGCAAAGGTGCGCCAGAAGGTCAGGGTGGGCGACTGGTGCCAAGTCTTCATTGGCGATGACCTCGTCCTGTCGGGGTGGGTTGATGCGACGCCGGTCGAATACGACGACAAGCAGATCGACGCCGGAGTGAAAGGCCGGAGCCGGACCTGCGACTTGGTCGACTGCTCTGCAATCAATCGGCCCGGTCGTTGGGCGGGGCAGTCGGTACTGGTCATCGCGCAAGCACTGGCGCAGCCCTATGGCGTCGCGGTGCGTGATCTGTCCGGCAAGGGCGCGATCCGGGTGTCGACGTTCGCGATCGAGCAGGGCGAAACGGTCTACGAGGCGATCGACCGCCTGTTACGACCGTGGCAGCTGTTCGCATCGGACAACGGCCGTGGCGAGCTCGAGCTGCTCAAGATCGGCGTGGGCCGGGCGAGCGACCGGCTCGAACTGGGCGTCAACATCTGGCGCGGCGGCGCCCAGCAGGATGCCAAGGACCGCTTCAGCGAGTACGTCGTCAAGGGGCAGCGCGTTGCCGATGACGAGGTGTTCGGCGGTGCTGCTAGCGAGATCCGTGCCGACGCGCGCGATACCGGCATGGGCCGCCGCCGGGTGCTGATGCTGACCCAGTCCGGTGACGCAACCGCCGCAACGTGCAGCGAACGGGCGCGGTTCGAGCGGGATGTACGTGCCGCCAAGTCGATGGAAGCCGAATACACCGTCGTCGGCTGGCGTCAGCAGGATGGTGCGCTGTGGCGGCCGAATCTGCTGGTGAAGGTGGTCGACCCGCTGATCGGCTTCAACGCCGAACTGCTGATCGTCGAAGCCGAGTATTCGCTGTCGGACGAGGGCTTGCTGTGCCGGTTGCGGGTTGGCCTTCCCGATGGTTATCGGCCCGAGCCGCCCGATCTGGACAAGGCGCGAAAAAAAGACGGCAAAACCGATGGCGTGCCCAAGGGGGCGACGCTGGTCGAGTTTCCGATGCCGACGGCAACGGCGAATGCCAAGCCGCAGAAAGTCACATTCAAACCGGAGAAATGATGCAGCGACTGGTTACAAAAATGCTGGCGCCGGCGCAACGGGCCATCGCCAATCTGCTGGCGCGCGGTGCCGTGGTGCTGGCGCGCGCTGGCGGCAAGGGGCAGGTGCTGCAGGTGCGCTTGCTCGACGGCGAGGTCGCCGAGCTCGAGCACCTCGAGGCGTACGGGTCGACCAGCTGCCCGCTGCCGGGCGCAGAAGCGGTTGCGGCCTTTCTCGGTGGTGATCGTGGTCATGGTGTGGTGCTGGTCGCGGCGGATCGGCGTTACCGGATCAAGGGGCTCAAGGCGGGCGAGGTCTGTATCTACACCGACGAGGGCGACACGATCTGGCTCAAGCGTGGCCGGCTGGTCGAGGTCAGCACCCGGGAGTTGCGGATCAACGCCAGCGAGCTGGTGCAGATCAACGCCCAGAAGGTGGTGATGAATGCGCCGCTGGTCGAGACGTCGGCGCTGTTCAAGGCTGGCGGCGACATCGTCGATAACGCCGGCTCGAACGGTCGGACCGTGGCCGGAATGCGGCAGGTATTCGACGGCCACGACCACAACGAACGCAACGTCAGTGGCGGGCCGACCGCCAAACCGAGCCAGGTGATGGCATGAGTACGCTACCGATTCTCGTCGATGGCCTTGCCGTTGATCCGAACGGGCCGGCGGCCGATCCGCTGGTGCGGGCCGTGGTCATCAGTCTGTTTACCTGGCGGCTGGCCGAGCCGTCGGATTTGCCGGCCGCTGTGGATCGCCGCGGCTTCTGGGGCGACATTGCGCCGCCGGTGCCGAACGATCGTATTGGTTCACGTCTGTGGCTACTTGGACGGGAAAAACTGACTTCCGATATTCCCTTGCGGGCCGAAGATTATGCACGCGAGGCGTTGGCTTGGCTGGTCGACGATGGTGTTGCCCGGGGCGTCGACGTTTCGGCGCGCCGGCTTGGGCTGGATGGTCTGCAGCTGAATGTCGTCGTGCACCGCCCTTCCGGGTCGCTGCAGATCCGGATTGATCAACTTTGGGAGGTGCTGACTCATGCCGTTTGGGCGTCCTGATTTGCCGGTACTGATCGAGCGCACGCGTAACGACGTAGTGTCCCGCCTCGATGGTGACCCGTTGCGGCGGGCTGATGCGGAAGTATCCGCCCGTGTGCAGGCGGGCTTGTTTCACGAACTCTACGGACTTGTCTCATGGGTCGCCGATCAGTTGTTCGCCGATACCGCGGATGAATCCGAGCTGGTCCGCCACGCCAACCGCTGGGGTGTGCCGCGCAAGGATGCGGCAGCGGCTTATGGTACGGCCTGGCTGCTGGGTCAGCCCGGCGCCATTGTGCGGGCGGCGACCGTGCTGCAGCGCGCTGATGGCGTGCAGTATTTCACTAGGGCGGATGTGGTGATCGGAGCTGTCGGTGTCGAAGCTGTTGTGCAAGCTGTTGAGCTTGGCGCAGCCGGAAACGCCGCGGGCCCGGTTGCGTTGACGCCGGTCTCGCCGGTGGCAGGTTTGGCCTCGGTGAGTAGTGTCGCCGGCTTCGGTGGTGGCGCAGACGTCGAAGCGTTGCCCGATTGGCGCGCGCGGATTCTGGATCGCCAGCGCCGGCCGCCGCACGGCGGAAATATCGACGACTACCGTCGTTGGGCGCTCGAGGTCGCCGGTGTGACCCGAGCCTGGCCATTAGCTGGGTATATGGGGCTGGGTGCCGTTGGCGTGCTGGTGTTGCGTGATGGTGACGCCAATCCTATTCCCGACGCCGCGGCCTTGGCGCTGATTCAATCGTATCTGGATATGGTCCGGCCGGTTACTGCCGAAGTGAAGGCCATTGCACCGGTTGCGAGCATCGTGCCGTTGTCGATTCGCCTCCGGCCGGATTCGATCGCGAACCGGGCTGCAGTGAGCGCTTCGCTGGCATCTTTCTTCCGGCGCGTGCCGGTGCCCGGAGCGCGGCTCGAGCGCTCTAATCTGGTCGAGGCCATTTCACTGGCGACGGGGGAGGAATCGCACGATCTTGTTTCCCCGGCTGCAAGTGTTGATTGCGGGCCGCTCGAGTTGGCAACGATGGGGGGCATTACATGGCTGAGCTGATGTCCGCGGGTCAAGCGGCAGATGCGATTGATGCGCTATTCCCACCCGGGCCGGCGTGGCGCAGCGATGGCAGCCTGCCGCAGCTGTATTGCCAGGCGTGGGCCGAAGAGGTTGTCCGATTCTGTAACCGGCTGTCCGCCCTGCTGGGCGAGTGCGATCCCGGGACGGCGAACGAGCTGATGCCGGATTGGGAGCGCGTGCTTGGCCTGCCGGATGAATGCTCGGTTGGTGCGCCATCGCTGGAGGCGCGTCGCCTTGCGGCCGCTGCGAAATACACGATGACCGGGGGGCAATCCCGCGGCTACTTCATCGGCATCGCGGCACAGTTGGGTTACCCGAATGCCACGATCACTGAATTTCACGCACGCCGCTATGGTCGAGCCCGGATGGGAGGGCGCTACGGCGGTTGGGGGTGGCAATTCGTCTGGCAGCTCAACCTGCCTGCATCGCAGGTGCTGCCGCGCAAGAGCGGTGCGCCATTCGGCGATCGATATCAAAGCTGGGGTGATGCCCAGCTCGAATGCACGATCAACAAACTCAAGCCCGCGCATACGCGGGTTTTCTTTTCTTATGGTGGTGTCTGATGGATTACCCGAAATCCGTACCTGGTGTAGGCCTCAAGAACGGCAAGTTTACTGACGGCAGTCCGCTGACTGGCGAAGTGGCTAGCCTTGATCCTGCGGCGCATGCAAATGCAATCACCGACGAAATTCTTGCGGTGATTGCCGCCGCAGGCTTGACCCCGACTGAGGGAATAAATAATCAGTTGTTGCTGGCGCTGGTTGCTAAATTTGCGCAGCTTTCCGGCGCTACCTTCAACGGATCGGTAAGTGTTCCTGCAGCAACACAAAGTGGGCACGCCGTAAACCTGGGGCAATTCCAGTCGTCGATTGCAACCAGTGGTTATCAGAAGCTGCCAAGCGGCCTGATCCTGCAGTGGGGTATTGCAACCATATTGGGTGGCGCAACGGCGACGCCAATCACGATGCCCATTCAATTTCCTCATGCTGGATTCAGCATGACGATGACCTGGGTTCAGGCGTCGCAAGTGACTTCAAGCCCGCCGATATACATGGGTGGTTTTGCGTCGCAATCGCAATTCAATGCGTTTACAAATCAATCCGTTGGTTCATTCGGAACCTTCTGGATTGCAATCGGCTGGTGAATGGGGGTTCCATGTTTTTTTACGCAAAATCAACCAGCGGCTTCTACGATGCCGCCATTCACGGTGACGCGATTCCGGCAGATGCCGTAGAGATCAGCGTCGAGACGCATACCGCGCTGCTTTCAGCGCAGGCTACGGGCAAGCACATCGTTGCCGACGCTAGTGGTCAGCCGATTGCCATTGATCCGCCACCTCCGTCGCTTGATGACATACGCGTCGCCGCACTGTCCACGCTGCCCGCCTGGGAAAGCACCGAGCGCGCAGCCGGCCTCGACCACGCCAGCCACCGCTGGCGCACCACGCCGGAAGCCCTGCAGGACATCCGCGACGCGCTGCTCGCCGGCATTGTGCCCGGCGACGTCTGGGTGGATGCGGATCGCGCAGCCGTGCCGACGACGCTGGCCCAGTTGCAAGCGCTGTGGGCCGTGTGCGTCACGCGCGGGGCCGAGATCTACCAGCGCCGGCTGACGATGGAGGTCGAGATCGCGACGATGACCCGCGGCCAGCTTGAGGTATTCACCCCGGGCTGGCCGGTATAGCCGACCGACATCAACCACAAGTCCCGCCACAGAGCGGGGCTTTTTCATTTCATGGAGGCCCGCGCATGCGCTGGTTCTATCTTGCGCCGATCGATTTCCTCGTCGGCCTGCTGGCGTTCCCGCTGGCACCGCTGATCGTCCTGATCACGTCGCCGGCCGGCATCTCGCCGCACTGGTGCTGGCCCTGGCTGACGCACGACAACCCCATCGACGGCGATGCCGGCCACTGGGCGCGTTGGCCGGACAACGGAATGCGCTGGCGCCGCTACTGTCGGCGCGTCGCCTGGCTGTGGCGCAACCGTGGTTACGGCTTCAGTTACTGCGTCTGCGGACTCGATGCTGTTGGTCCGGTGCGCTGGCGTGGCAATCCCGCGGTGAGCGACACGCCGCTTTCGGCTGGTTGGTGCTGGGCGACCTGCAACGGTGGCTGGATGTTCTATGCGATGTGGCCGTGGTGGCGCTCGAGGCAGCGGGGCACGCGCGTGTATCTCGGCTGGAAGCTGAAGCAGAAGATCGAGCAGCCGAACACGGCGCCGCGTGCGATGTTGGTCACGCACATCAACCCGTTCAAGGGATACACAGGGGGGAGAGCATGACTGAACCAGTTGCAAGCGGCGCTGGCGCTTGGGCGGTTTACGCCGGCGTTCTGAGCGTCACGGCGCTGTCGGGTGAACAGGCCGGCATCGTGCTTGGTGCCTTCGTCGGCGCGATGGTATTCGCCACGCTGCGCGCGGAAATGACCGTGCGTGAGAAGGTCTGGCAGGGCGTGCTGAGCTGGGTGCTCGGCATGATCGGCGCCGAGACGGCAGCCAAGGCCGTCGCCAAGGTGTCGCTTGGCGCTGTCGAGCCAAGCAACCCGGTCGGTGCCGTCATCGCAGCCACGGTGTCGCTGATCCTGCTGCGCGGCCTGATGAAGCTGGCCGACGGCAACCTGCTGAACAGCCTGATCGGCCGGGGAGGTGCGAAATGATCCTGCTGACCATCAATGCACTGATCTGCGCGGCCGCGTGCCTGCGGCTGATCACTTACCGTCGCGACGGCGCCAGGCATCGGGTGCTGATCTCGATGCTGGCCTACGTGCTGATCGTCGCCACCGGCACGGTCGCGCTGCGCACGTTGCTGGGCTTGTATCACGCACCGGTTGACCCGTCCGAGGTCGTAATCAACGCCGTGCTGTGCTTCGCCGTGTTTGGCGTGCGCGGCAACGTCGCCGAGCTGTTCCGCATTGCCGCTGGGCCGTGGGACGGACACGAGCGGCGCAAGGAGGTGTCACCATGATCTACAAGAACACGCCGATCGAATGGCCGCTGGATAGCAATGTCATCCGCCGAGGTTCGGTCGGCAATACCTTCGGCATGGTGCGCAACGGCGGCACACGGGCGCACCAGGGCTGGGACTTTTTCGCGCCGGCCGGCACGCCGTGCTACGCGGTCGCCGCCGGCAAGGTCGTGTTCGCCGGTGACCGCGGCGATTTCGGCGGGATGGTAGTGATCGAGCTCGCCGGCCTTGGCCTGTATGCGGCCTACGCGCATCTGTCGCGCATCGACGTGAAGCAAGGCCAAGCGGTGACGCTCGGCCAGCGCGTTGGAACGACCGGCTGCACCGGGAACGCTGCGGGCATGGTCGGCGCCGACCAGCACCTGCATTTCGAGATCCGGACGGAGCCGCTGCCCGGGCTTGGCCTTGGCGGGCGCATCAGCCCGCTGCAGGTGTTCGGCGTCTGCCCGATGACGAAAGCCGAGGTGCGCCATGCTTGAGCTGATTCCGTTGCAATATCGTGAGCTGGCCGGCGCAGTTGCGTGTGGATTGGCGGCGCTGGCGCTGATCGCTCTTGGTGGTGTCCTCAACGGCTGGCGCCTGACCGCAGCGTACGCCGGCGAGCTGGCCGACCTGAACTCGACCATTGCCCAGCAGGCAACCGAACTGGCCGCGCTGCGTACGAGCGTCGCTGCGCTCGACGTGGCGGCATCCGAGGCCGCGGCCCGGCGTGAGCGGGCCGAGCGTGAGGCGGAAACGCTACGCGCCCAAGCCAAGCGCAAAGCATCGTGGGTCGCGTCGCTGAATGCCTCGAGCTGCGACGACGTGCTGCGGCAGAGCTGGGGCCGGCTATGA